GATGGTGCGAATAGCCTTAGTGTTGGAATACAGGAAATGTCGCTAGTGATCCAGTCAGTGGATGCTGTAGTCAAAATTGAGCCGATCGAAGGTGATTTTCCGGATTACACAATGTTAATTCCGTCCAACTACCACGGTAGTATCCTTTTTGATAACAAAACACTCGCAGCGGATGTCAGTAAATTCAAAGACAGTCATATCTTGGTTTCAGTTGCCGACGGGAAAGTGGTTTTACGAAATTCAGATGATTCAGTAGTTCTCGTATCGTCTAGCGTGAGAGAATCAAGTAATAACGCTTCGTTATCCTTTTACGTAGATCCCAAGTTGTTCGAGATGGCATTACTGTCGGTTGACGCTCCAATGCTTTACCAAGAAAATAAATTACGGCCACTGGTCTTCAAGAACGATCTCGACTTGTTTCTACTGATGCCGATGAGGAACTTTTATTAAAAGTCTGCATTAAAAACTCTACCCATCGAATAAAAGGAAGTACTTGAGCAGTGCTTCCTTTTGTTTTGTCGGTCAATCAATTCTGATCACAGTGACAAGTTCTCTTTCTGGGAAGTACTCAATTGTTAATTTATTCACTACGGTTAGCCTGTCATCTACCAGGACGCCTGCTTGCACCAAAGCATCCATTACGCTTCCCAGGATGTTATCGGCATCCCCACGGTGCTTCCCCCCTATCTCAACAGAGACTATGGCTTTGTCGATCGGAGGCAACCCCGCGTATTGCAAAGTAAGTTGACCGATCGCATTTGTTTTCCAGTCCTTGTAGTTTTTGGGCGTATATGCGTGCCCATAAGAAAGTCTTGGGCGTGCTTTTGGAACAATTCGTCCAGTCAGAGTAAATAAAATCAAAACATTTTTCTTATTGGTACTCCCTAGATCTTAACCCGACAGATCCGTTCTCACCGCAGAAACGTACTTCACTGTGTTGTTAAACGTACACAGAGACGGCGTGTAAGACATCACGTAATCTCATTGGAAGTATCATGGATTTACTCAAGCAACTCTGTAGTAGCTTCGTCAGACATCACATAAGACATCATAAGATCTGTGCCTGCCATTACTATACTTTTGCTATTCTATTGCTATACTAGAGTCCGTAAAATATCCCCATGGCTGTTAGTGCCATTTTAGGCAGATTGTATCAGATATTGATACAAAAGCAATTTTTACCCTTTAGCCGACACTTTTCCGCTGCATCTGTTGCCAGGCATTGCTTCCAGAACTTGCGAAAAACTTGCGAAATCCTACATATATATTCTTTAATTCTGTTTTCGCAACTTTTCACAACTCGGATCGTACCAATAGAAATCCTCGTGAGCGCGATCTGATCAGTTTGTGAACAAATACTCTTATTGGTACGATTAAAGCCATTGCACACACACCCAATAATAAGCACCCTTGAAGGCGACTCCGGAACGCTAAACGATGAATCCCACAGCCCCATAGGTTAAGGCAGCTTGCTGGGTCTGTTAGATGCCTCACAGGACATCCTAGTATTTTAATTCAGTATGCGTTTAACAGACAAAAGAAAACCCCCACCAAGAATTGCTTTAGTGGGGTTGCTTTTCGGCAATCAGGTGTTAACGGGGTGACATACATGTCCCTAACGGGGTGACATACATGTCCCTAACGGGCTAAATACTTCATAGAATTTTGATGTATTGTTTGTGATGCCAGGTAAATATGTAATTACTTGACCGTGAGTTGGACTGTTAAAAGTACCTTCTTTTGATAAAAACTTTACCCTTTTAGAGGGGATACAGAGTGGAAAGTCTCCGATCGCTTGGCTACAGTTTTGAGTCACTTGCAATTGCTCCAGGGAAAATCCAATAAAAATAGCATGTTGTAGCATTCCTGATTCTCTGAACTTCAACAGCTTTTCCCAGAACTGCTTCATTAAACTCTTTCCTTGACTCTTTCCACTGGGAGGGTTCAGGAATACGCTAACAGGAAAACCTGACCAGTCAGCCGCTAGCCCGTCTTCCAGTGAGTCTATGAATCGCTTCGCCTTCACCGTCTGGTTTGCGTACTCACAAGAAGCTGGATCCAGATCAATAGATCCCAGTACTTCTCGGCTTAGTTCGATCAAGTAGGAAGGGGTGTACCATTCATCTGTTTTGGAGCTTAACAATGCTTGTGTCATTTTTTGTGTTTTAGTTGTGTGTATTCAATTTATTTGTCGTTGCGGAACTCGCATTCCTTAGACAGATCTTTTATGAACCATCCTAAGTTCTTGACCTTATCTGAGGGTGTGCGACCTTCCACTTTGTACTGCTCAACGCGCTTCATGTAGCGATCGTAAGGGAGATCCACCGTCGAGAATATTGCGATGTTCTGCAGGTTATAGATCTTGTCCCCGGCAAACATCTCGTCCAGTGTGAGAGATGGCGTGGAAAACTGAAGACGTTCCATTATGGCAGAAACAACTTGAAGGTCAGCACAGTGACCAGCCAAGGCTTTTTGAGGTGTTAACAGTGTTAGCAGTACCGAGGTTGTCAGCGACACTGAAACAGATAATCCAACGAGTATATTCTTCATTTTCTTCTTGGTAACAAGGTAATTGATCAACTGATTATTGTGCCTGAATATTCCCACCAATTAAATCTCGTGCCATCTCTGGCGCACTAGAGTTACTGAAGTCGGCAGAGGCAGCGAGTTTCAGTACCAGGTAACCAAAGTCTTGTAATGTAATGCAGAGGACTTTGCGGCCACTAAGGCCAACTTCCAGTTCAATCGGAGAACAGTACTGGAGGTATCTTGACGCTGGATGACCAAAATCGTCAATGCAATCAGCGAAACCAAAACTAACCAACTGCGGGACAGAAACCCACTGACTGTTATCCTCAGATTGGAGAACCTCGACTTGAATGCCGCCGACCAATATATTTCCTACGATTGCTTTCATTTTTTTAAGAATAATTGTTTTGTTCCTTAGTTATAACTTAGTAATATTCGACTGTCAAGCACTTAACTCAAAATCCCCGCTGGTTACAAAACTTGCGGGGATCTTGATTTTGGTTCTTGTAGGCTCTCTGGGATCCTAAGTACTAGCTAATCGTTGCAGCTCAATTGCTCGCGCAGGATCTTGGCGATAGATATTGGACTGTTCTGTTAGGTTGAATGTGTCAGGATGAAATGGATTAGGAGTTCCTGTTCTGCCATTAGAGGGATTTAACCCACTTCCGCCACCAAACTTTCCAGCAAAGTATCGTTGGTGAGTTGGATCTCCCTTGAAGTTGGTTATCAACGTCTCTAGCGTGTAGTCAACCACATCAGTTGGACGCTTACCTCGAACTTCGCCAGTCTCTTGATCCACGTACATCTGAACACCACGAGCTTGTAAGATGGAGTAGTAGTCATCCGCAAAATCAGCGTCAACCCCAGCTACTTTAGCTGCCTGCTGGTACTGACTCTTGATCTGAGACTGTTCAATTTTCTGTAGTAACTGCTCTCTCTCTTTATTAGCTAGTTCCAGTTTCGCAGACAATTCTCCATTACTGGATTTGAACTGATTTCTCTCTGTCTCTAGTTGTGACTGGAACCTTTTGAGCTGCTCGTCATTACTGGCATTCATGTCGAGAGTGTCTAACGCATCGATCGACAAGCCCTTTGAAATTAACTTTTCCTCAATTGCGCGGTATTTCTCCTGTATTGCCTTCTTCTCGCCCAACAACTCTGTATTCTTACCTCGCAGCTTAAACACCTCTGTAAAGGCAGTCTTACCCTCGTCCAATGCACTGAGAACGTCACTACTGAGTTCGTGTCCTGTAAAGTCTGAATCAATGAGTCCCATTTTAGTTTAATCCTTTGAATTCGTTAAATTTTGTACCGTCAACAAGCGTTGTGTCAAATCGCCTTAATCCCATACTACGACAAATTCCCATAAATTTGGCGTGTGTTGCGGGGTATTTCCCGACTAAACAGCCTGCACTCCATCGACCTACTAGAGCAGTTGGAGTATTAGTCGTGTGCTGGTTTAGGCCATAGTCAGAGCCAACAAACACCTTATCACCAGTCCTGGTACCGTCCTGATTCGCATCTCTGCAGACCTCTAGGTTTCCACATTGAACCAATGCGTCTTGTCCTCTGTGATCACCAATCTGCCAGCAATCCAAGTACTGCCCAAATTGCAATTGAGCCGCCCCATTTGTATTCATCCGATTAAGACGATAGTACCAGCCTGGCTCGGTAGTAGCTGTTGCAGCCATCAGGACATCACCTTCGTCGGTAATGACAGATCGGACGTCATTCCAATAGTCAATGCGATCGTTATTGACTGTTTTTAGATCGGTGTCAAGACCTTCAAAATAGACGATATTCAGTGCGCGAATCTTGTAATTCTTGAACTGCATATACTGTAAGGTCTTGATTCCTTGCGCCTTTAGTTCTCTAATTGGTTCGTATGCCACACATTTACTCCACGCTAATTAGTTCTTCTTTAATGCCGGATGTCACCTGAATGGGAACATCGATCGTTCCTAGACTACCCGGTAATTGGATTGGTACCTGAACAACCTCTACCCTTAATAATGATGCCACAGGAGAAGGGTCTACTTTTTCTGCATAAGCTTCTAACCCATTCCATCTGTTGGCCATCTTAGCCGCAGCAGCAACATCAGTTGGAGTATATTTGCCTTCGTAGTATCTTTGTACTGCTTTGTCATATATTCTTTCAGTTCTGGCACGCTCCTTACTCAGTAGGAACTCCAAATCTAGATCCTCATACATCGTGACAATCTTTTCTTCAAAGTACTTCTTGGCAGTTACGTGATTGATTCTTAACTTCCTTGCAATTTCGGAAAAGCTACACCCTTCCAACCCTAGTTCTAAAGCTCTAATTCTAATTTCCTCCATCTCTTCAGGAGGAATATGAGTGCGGTGTGGATCGGAACTAACCGCGTGTTTTTTTATAACCTTGGTCGTAGAACCCTTAGGGGTGTATGTTTTCGGCTTTGCCTTCTTTACTTTGTCGGCCATTTCACTAGATTTATTTTAATTTACTTGTTCTCGTGATTGTATTATAATCCCATATAGGAACACGGATAGAAAGTTCTCAAGTATTCTTGGGCTGTGCCCAAAGTTATCAGTGATAACAAAAACAACCCTTATTAAATTCAATGGCTGTCGGCATTACTCGTTTACCAGATTTAGTTGTACCAGCAATATGGTATCCCTATTTCTCTCAACTGTCTCCTAAAACCAGTGCATTCCTAATGTCTGGTGTTATGGATCGCAACCCTTCATACGATGACATGGCACTCGGTAAGGGTCTAACTGCAAACGTCCCCTTTACACGCCCACTCGTTGAGCGCGCACAAGCATGGAAAGCTGATGGTACCAATACCACAACAGCAGAGAAGCTGGTTACTTCTCAAATGACTGTACCGCTCTTGAAGCGTCGTCACAAGCTCGGCTGGAACCAGTTGGCTAACCACATTGCAGGTACCACTGGTATTCTGACTATGGGTAAAGCTAGTTGGGGTCAAGAGGTTAAAATCAACCCCGGTGACACATCAAGCCTGTTGGCTAATTTGATGATCGATTTGTGGAATGAAGATCTCCAACAGACTGTTTTCCAGGTTCTTACTGGTTGCTTTGCTAGTACCACCAATGCTAGTAGCTTTGTTGATGGTACTGCTGGACTGGCTTCCCAGTCTGTTGACGCAACTATCACTACTGGAGTTATCAGTGTCAGCAATCGTGTTAGCCCAGCAACGTTAGGTCGTGCAGCAGGTGTCTTAAGCGATCGAGGTTCTACCTTGACAACTCTAGCTATTCACCCTGAAGTCTATTACGGCAACTTGTTACCCAACAACGTTACCCCTAACTTCCAGACCTCTGATCAGCAGTGGCAGATTCCCCGGTACTTACAGTATCAATTGATCCTTGATGATACTCTACCAGTCGATCGTACTTTACCTGCTTACCCTAAATACACTAGTTACTTGTTTGCTCCTGGCTCTATTTGCTTCGGCGATGGTAAGTTAGATGCACTAACTGGTGCTGAGGTACAGCGTGACGTAGATCAAGCTGAAGACTTCTTACACACTCGCCGTGCTTACTTGGTTCAACCCAAGGGCATGAGTTATGTAGGCGCGGCTCCATCTACTGGAGAGGGACCATCTGATGCTGCATTTGCAACAGGGGGCTCATGGAGTCGCTGTGATTACAGTAAAAATATTGGAATCGTGAGACTTATCACCAATGGCTAAATCTAAAGAGTCCGAAGAGACTACAAATGAAGACACTCCTGTTATTACTCCTGTTCCTAGCAGTACTGATAGCAATAGTCCTACTGAGTGGAGCTACGCCGAGTTAGCGAGATTTCAACTTACAGGCGAGAAGCCAGTTCGATAGATGTTCAACTCCAGTACCAAGGCTAGAATCATGTCCGTTCTTTCGATCCAGATCACCCAAGAGAATTCCGATCGACTCGGTGCTATCTTGGGTGAGATTGACTCGATCGATAACGGGTCAATGGTTGCTCCTATCGAAACTCTACTGACTCAAATAGAATCGATTCAACAAATCGCTGTCAGTCCCTCATCACTCAAATTGAGTGGGATGATCAAAGCTGATGTTGTTGAATGGCAGCCTAATGGAGGTGCGGGTGCTGGTATCAAACTTCAACTAAAGGAGTTAAAAGATCAATTACGAGGTCTTTTAGGCTTAGGTCGGGTAGATGACTCTGTGACAATGTGTCGCGGGGATAGATACTCGTTGGCTGGCAGAGGCGGCTATTATTCTGATTGGAGGTTCTTGGCATGGTAACTATAATCGGTAGCGTGCTTCAGAATGCTGTCATTCAAGCAGGTGTTCTCAGTGGTACTTTCACTGTTGATCCTGATAATGGCAATCCAGTACCATCTCTCAGGTTGTATACAGTCTCGGCATATCTGAAATTCAAAGAAAAGCCTCCAAAGCAATTCGAGAATTCTCAGCCAACAGACGCCCCATTAACATGGGTTGAAGGGTATATAACCTCAGTAGTTGATCCACTGTCTCCAGCAATCCCATTGCCATCTGCAATGCCAGACTCTCTCGGTTCCGAAGGTCTCTCTATTCTTCTAGGAGATAAGGCTGGTACGTTTTACCCGATCTCTCGGATTTACGATACAGCACTGGATCCTTATTTGGATCGTGAAATTCTAGGCGAAAAGATATGGGGGTGGTTTGATGCTAAATCTGAACAGTAGCTCCGACATAATGGCCGCGATCGCGCTTGCATACGAGGCTACTTCCCTTGAGGTAGACAACGCAATGCTTGAATCGATCGTTGACGCCCGATATTCATGGCCACGAGGCGAAAGCCCACGAGACATTGTGGATACGGGAGCATTGGGGGAATCTCAGTCAGTAGTGCTGAACGGAGATGTCATCAATATGTCGTGGAGTGTTGATTACTCCATAGCGGTTCACGAAGGTGTTGACAATAAACCAGCACGTCGCTGGACACGAGAAGCGATCGCAGGGGACGAAACAGCCCCACTCGAATGGCAAAATCCAAGAGCAATATTAAATGTTCCAGCCTATTTCACCGATAAATTTAAGTCCGTTTACGAGTAGCAATATTCGTCAGCGACTGATAGACGCGATCGGCTCTGAGCTTGGTGAATACTCACAGGGTATCCCTGCTATCTATTTTGTCACCAATCCTGACACCGACCCGCCAAAATCCTATCGCACTAATAGGCTAGAGTGCTTGATCTTCGCCCCAATCCCATTGGCTGCCAACCCATTGCATCATAATGCAATAGTAACTGAGTCGTGGGAGGTCAGGTTAATCCAGCGAGACAGGAAGAAAACATGTTTAGCAGCTTATAGCTCAATCCTTGCTAAATATCCGGATGTATACTTGAGTTCACACTTACGAGCTAACCGAGATGTGGACGAACAGATCAATCTCTCAATCTCTCAAATAGGCATAATTCAATAACATGGCACGTACCAGTTTTAAAGGCGTTAACGTATTAATCTCAGTAGGCGTACCCGCAGTACTTGCTCCGGTAGCGACCTACGGAGCTTCCCTTACCACTGGAGGTTTAAAGGTTATTACAGCTATTGCTAACGAACCTTCTACCTTGTTCTTCCTTCCCACAGGTAAGACCTCTGACTTACACAAGCAGAAAACCAGCGAACGTCATAAGTTCCATGGTGGTACTGAAGTTGGAGACTTATTTGAACAAGATGAGTCCATTATGGGTTCAGTTGAGGCTGTGTTAGTCCGCTCAGTAGCTGCTGATGGTTACTATGATCCAGCGATCGACTTAATGATTCAAGCCGCACAAACATCCAATCAAGACATCTATGTCAAAATAGAGCGTTACATGGGATTTGTATCAGCAACTCTCGGTCATAGCTACCACGTTAAAGCTGCTTTAGTCAAAGTCAAATCCGACAACAATACTGTTGCGGCTGACTCTAAGGCTGTAACACAGACCTTCTCATTTGAGGGATCGGGCAACTACATAGAAGGGTACCAGTATAAATTATAGATTACTGAGTTAGTCTTAACACGCTAAACTCCAATAAACCCGCTATTTAAACGTAGCGGGTTTATTTTGTTTCACTGTATTTACGGATGTTTTCTGAAGGGTTCGGTTTATAATGGGGTAATCATTCAAATAAAAACAAATACCGCAACCTTGTATTAATTCCTTAGTCAACAACGAAGTAGATCGATTCTGTTACAATAAAGCTACTCTATAGAGAACACTCATGCCTTCAAGTCAAAACATTGTATCAAGCGCGTTAATTAAAGAGCGTTTTCCAGGGTCTATTGCCCCCGTACCGTCCGCTATTTCAGTGTCGATCGCAAATATTATTGGAGATTCTGCCATTAGTAGCGCGCTGATCAACACTCGTTTTCCAGGGGGAATCGCCCCTGTACCGTCGGGTATTGGAGTTTCTATTGCCTCGATAATCGGAGACTCTCCAGTGGTTAGCGCACTCCAGTTAGCTGATTTTCCACCTCCATAATAAGTTCAGTACCAAAACAAAGCAGTTGGGTCTCTTGATCTGACTGCTTTGTTTTATACTTAGAGAAACTACAAAAGATTTTATGGCTACTTTTCCACTGCCAGTAGAGGCAGAAATGACAAGCTCTTTGGCAGTCACAACCCGATCGACACAGTTTGGCACTGGTGCTAGACAATCAAAATCGGGTGGTATCAATCCAATCCAGAAGTGGGAGGTATCCCTGGCACTTAAAAGTCAAGTCGATCGATTGACACTGGAAACCTTTCTTGACACAGTGGGGCAAAGTACGGTATTTCAATGGAGATCTCCTTATGATACTGGACTAGAGAACTACAGGATCGAAGGACAAGCTACTTTTAAAAAATGGAATGGCGGTGGGAAAGAACCCGTATATTACATTGCTCAGTTAACCTTCAGACGTGTTTATACGATCGTTTAGTCATGGCATTATTTCCCCTTCGTGTAACAGCAGAAATATCCTCAACCAAATCATTCCCTGGTACTAATTTCCAGTTCGGGGATGGTTACGAGCAGAATAGGTTAAACACTCTAAGTACTCCTGAAACTATTTGGGACATAAAAGTTGTCTTCACTACAAGCATTGAGCTGCAAACACTACAGGCTTTTTTGCTATCAGTAGGTCAACACAAGCCTTTTCAATGGAAATCTCCGATCGACACAGTTCCCCAAGATTACCAGATAGTAGGAAAAGTCTCTGGAACAAAAAGGAATGGAGGTGGCGCGAAACCACTTTTCTTTACTCGCACAATGCAATTCAAGAAGTATCAGAAGCAATCAACAATATTACTAATTACGCCTATATCAAGTGCGACCTATTCGATCGCAGAAAATGTCAGGAAATCATTTATTTCAACAACCTATAAATCTGCGGCTCCCATAAACCTAATTCCAGTCGTAGTAAGCGTTACCAGCACAGAGACTGGCTGGAGGATTAGAAAGGCTGGGACAACCAATACTCCAATAAACTACTCGATCACTGTTAATCAAGCCAATTTTCCAGCTTATACAAATAACTACACGCTACCAACTAACGCCTCTGTTACCACGGATATTCCTGTTCTACCTAGCTATAGTGGAACCCAAACACTGACAATACTACCTGGTGCCGCATACATTGTCGCACCTAGTTCTGGTTCGGCCACGAAAACAATTCCAAGCACACCCGCAGCTCTGTATTATGGCGGGTACAATTATTGGTTGCTTTATGCAGAGGTAGGGACGACTGTCAACTATGCAATTCAAGTGGGTGTCCAGGGATTCCCATTCTATTTCCAAACAGCCTCGGCAAGGTATATCACTTCGTATCCTGAAAGGATCGATCTTTTGCCTATTCGCAATGACGGATATGAAAGAGCTGGTGGCTATCAATACTGCTATGTTGGGGTCGGGAATTATACAGTCTCTACTATTAGCAATGCATACACTCTCTATGTCCCACCTGTTCCAGTGATAGTCTATTCGACTACTCCAACTACTTGGACTATCTCCGGAGGTCAGTACTGTGTCGTAAGTTATACCATCAGGGTAGTGCAAGGCTCGGTTACAAATACCTTCTCATATACAACGACTCTGGATATTAATGGCATCTCATTCATCAATGCACTAAATTTCCCCAATGCACAACAACGATTGCAGATTCAAAGCGGAAACCCTACATACGCAATCGGATCCAGTAATAATTACATTATCTACACTTAGTACCCTACAATGCTACACAAAACAGCCGACATTTCAGCAACTAGTGATTACTTCTCCAGCTTCCCCGAGCAAGCGACTTTTGATACGGCGGGAACCCTAAATATCTCAGTCAATGGTACTGGTCTCATCAAAGGAACCTCAGGGCTCCGGTGGTGGGATAGCTCCGTTGTCGCACCGGGGATAGTCTCTGGTGCGCCAGGATCTGTACTGGTCTTCCCTTTTACTCGACAATTTTTCGCGCCTTATTATTTAGACCTGATCGCAACAGTAAATGTTGATGCAGTTCCCTATGTTTATGCAACCTCTAATCACCCCGATAATGCGATCCTAACATCAAGCAGCTTAAACGTGGATCTGTTCTATCTAGAGCTTTGCACCTTGGGAAAGGGTGTTGTAAATGGAACCACTACAGTTCTAGGGAGTAATACCACAAATAACCACTTCATGCAAGGCGGTACTCCAAAAACCGCTACAGATGGCGCGGCAGTTCCAGTGCGCTTTCCTGTTCCAGCGGTTACTGCGGGTACGTTACGACTTGTCGTAGACTATTATGCTTATAACGGTGATGCTCCGATCGGTACTTTCTATAAGTCAGTGAATTACGTAGCCGGAGCCACTTCAGTGCCCACTACCTCACCAGTAGAGTTATACAATCACTACAACAATTTATTTAATTACAAAACTGCCTGGTATCCTGGTTACTACAAGATTGTCGTAACAAGTACCGTTCCTTCAGCCCGCAGCCTACTGAAAGCGTACCACTGGGGTATTGGGTAAATTACCCTGGAGCGTTGTCAACAACTACTGATATTGGTACTGGAGCAAAGATCCTCTCTCCGTATAGTAGCGGGACTGGCGCGCCTTGAACAGCTCGACTAACCCCGCTAGCATCATACAAGAAACTCTCTTTCCCTTCCGAGTCGTTCTGCTCCTGGGGGGAAAGCAATTGAGTAATTCCCCCTAAAATCATAGAAGCTCCAAACAATCCAATGGTGGTACTAGAAACCCCCAAGATCGCACCAGGTATCAACAGGGAAGCCCCAAGTAATGCCACCCCTAGAATAATTCTTCCAACAGCTCCACTGCCTGTGATGTGCGGGCAGATTGTCATCGATCGTTGAATCCTGGAATCCAGAACAAAATCATCCCCATCATCAACTATCACTTCATAAGCCTGCTCTGTGTTCAGATAGTCTACAAAACCAGGGGATTGAGCTGCGATCGCTCTGATTGCTTCGACAGGCGATCGCACACTCAAGCTCCATTCTTTCCCAAACACTTGCCCTAAATGACCAAGTAATGTAATTTTAACTAACACCGTAGTACCTCAAGAACTTTATAGTATATTCAGACCAGGGAGATCCCCAGATTTCAAGGCCGCTTTTTCGCTTGGCTAACTGATGAAGCAGGGTATTATCACCCATATAAATAGCCAGGTGATTAATTCCTCTGGCATTATTACCTATGCTCATAGCTAGTACATCACCCTGTTCCGGACTTGACACCTCTCTGAAACCAACTGATTGGTACTGAGAGTCAATCCAGTCCCACTCTACCTTATCCCATACTAGCTCGTCTGACGATCTGTGATAGTTAGGGATCTCTACGCCCTTCACTTGCTTATAGTAGTCACGAATCATTGAGTAACAGTCGTAGATACCATAGCAGAAATCCCTTCCAATCAGTTCGGTATCTCCGCTAGGGTCGATCGCGCTGAATCTATTATGTACGACATCGTACAATATTACTGGTTTTTGAGTTCTATTGGCCAGATCTACGTCACTAGCTGTAAACTCCATGTTGCCATTTGTATGACTGTGGTAGATAGCCTTCACCCCTTGCTTATTCTCAGCGCGAGAATAAACTCTTGAGTCAATGGCGAAGTTGAGTGTTGGGTCACTGTCCTTATTCACACACTCCTTGATCGAACCATCAAGCAATATCAGGCCACAGCATTCCTTTTTGCCATCATCGTATTCCTTCCTTGCGATCGCAGAGATCCGCTCTAGTCCTTTATTATTCAGTAGCTTGTTGATTTGCATAACTTGATTCCGCCATTACTTGTACTATGATTGCCATTGCAAAAGTCGGTATTCGACACGTAGAGAGTTCCATTCTGCATATTCTTTCTGTCTCTATATCAAGAATCAAACTTCCACACTCTTCTTCCTCTGGTACGTACCCAGGTAAGAACGACTGAGGTTGTGATTTGTATTTGGTTTTGTCACTTCCATATAGAGAGTGAACGATCGACAGCACACAATCTGTTAAGTATGCTGTCGTAATACTTTCTGCTTGAAGTCGATCCTTCTCTACCTGCTGTAGTTCGACGTATATTTTCTGTATATACACCGAACTTAAATCCCAAAAAGAATTACAGTGAAACACGGGATCTGAAAGATATCTATTGAGATAAACATGTACCTTCAGCCAGTAGTCTCGCTCAATGACTCTATTTTCGTAATTGAGAATAGAGTCATTAAGTAATTCAATCTCTGTCTTTACTTTCCCACTTTTCCAGTGGTTGGTTCATCCTTTTCACCAGTCGATTCCTTGCTAAAGAATTCAATGAGCTTCGGATGTATTTCAGCAGTTGCCTTAGTGAACTCCTCAGTCCACTCACCAGCATAAATGAGTCCGAACTCAGCCTCGAATTCTACCGTAGGAAACTTTTCCTTAATGATTCGTGAGTCCATCATAAAAGTCAATTCGGCCTCTTCAACATCCCTGTTGGTTTTCATTGGGGACTTGAGACTTAGAAGCTCAATGCGATCTGAGCTAACAGAATCTAATACGCCTCTGTCATACTCTTTAACAGCATGGTAAGCCTCTTCCTGGCCTGCGAGACCTAAAGTTTCTTTTACGTTGTCTACGAAGGCTAAATAGGCAATGTTCCACTCGTTACGAGCAGCTTCACTATTTTCCTGTAACCAGATACGTTCCTTAGGGCTTAAGGACTGACGTTTGAACAATGGAATTCCGCAGATTACGACTTCTTCACGTACAACGCCGAAAAGACTGACTGATTTTGCCATGAGATTAGTTTTAGTGAGTACTAAAGGTATTCTAACATTCCGTCTAGGCGCGTTTTTGTTCAGCGAGCTCCACGCGACTTTATGTGATCAGCCTCAGATAGGAAGATTGCCGGGTTAACTGTAGCATCCGGAGAGTAGCTTTTGAAGTGCTTTAATCTGTATCCGTTGCCAGATATACATTAGAGCCCTAATCAAAAACTTGCGAAATCCTATATATATTATCTTTAATTTGGTTTTCAGCATGTTTTCACGACTTGGATCGTACCAATAGGAAGTTTTTTTTGCGGGCGTGATCTTTTAGTGCCAATCAATCAAACTGAAGCACGTGATGTCTTACTGATGTCTTACTGTAAAATCATCGATCTTCGGAGGCTGAAATCATAGAGAACAAGCTTGAGCATGGTAGTTTTTTGCTATACCCTACCGAAAGGCACTCAACTTAGCTCTAGCCGTTACTTTGAGCCCTAACTAAAAACTTGCGAAATCCTATACAGTTATTCTTTAGTTTTTGCAGCATGTTTTTTTTCGTACTGCCGAAGACCTTTTGCGAGCGCGATCTGGCAAGCATGTTTTCGCTCCCTTGCCAAAGATTTCTATTGGTACGCTTCATCCACCTTAAAGCCCCTTCAAGGCATCGGAAAAGTATCTCAGGATAAGAACTACCAGTGAAGATACTAAGGCACCTTCACAACCCTCCTGGTGGCCTCTCAAGGAATGTTAGCTTATTGGGTGGATTTGTACCAAAGAGAACCTAAGTAAGCCCAATTAGTATGTTTCACAGGTACTTCTCGTGTAGTCAACAACCTTTCGTTCCCTTGATAATTTTTGGAAGTGACAACATCCAAAAAGTTGCGAAAATCTGTTTTAAAGAATATATGTATAGGATTTCGCAAGTTTTTGGAGAGGACTCTAACTCAACCTCAGTATTGGTTCTGTTGAAATAACCATCTTTTTGAGCCTGATTACGGAAATGTATCAAACTTTGATACAAAATGCCTGCGATCAAATTCGATACGATACCGCGCCGTATTTGCCTGATCAATGTTACTATCGAGTCACGTCTCTTTCTAGATATTTCTCTTATGTCTATTCTCGGTACTCTTACCCTTGACATCTCAGCCCCCACCGCACAATTATCTAGAGACTTAGATAAGGCTGCTTCGATGATCAGAGAATCAAGTTCGAGAATGATTCCAACGATCGGAATTTCGACTGCCTTACAGAAGGATTTAAGAGCAGGTCGAAGCATTTTAAATAACTCCATGCAGCAAATGGAGTCTGATCTAGGGAAATATGATCTTGATAATTATTCTCAAGAAGTAGACGACCTGAACTCATCAAAAATAACCCCCAAAGTTGACGACAGTCAGTTGACAGCCCTAAACAAGCACTTATCTTTAAAAGAAGAACATCTTGATCGTGTAGTACAAAAGTTTAGTAGTCAAAAGATTAAGCCCAACTTTGTAGCGGGGGACAAAATCCCAGATCAAAGCTTCAACGTCACTGTCAATCTTCGTCCAGAGAATCAAGAGCAGATAGCTAAGAGTACCTCACGCGCGATCGAGAAGGGGCTAGCTCAATCTAAAGGAAAGGGGTTGAGTCTGTTTGACGGGGTTCAATTATCTATAGGTCAGTCAATCGGAAAATCTTTATCTTCTGCACTTAAAGACATCACGGGATTTGACCTTGGCAAGGGAATTAGAACTGCTGCTAAATCGCTCTCTCAACCAATAAAAATACTTATTACCGACAATCCTCAGCTAAAAACAGAGATTGCTAAAATTAGAGCTGATATTAGTGAGAACTTAGACAGAGCGGGTTATCAACTAGCTGATGCAATTGTTGCGGGCTTAGACAGTAGAGATGGAGACATCAAGTCACGACTGAAAGCCTTCGGCGGAGAGTTACTTAAAGACAATGTACTGAAAAATGAAGGAACGGAGATATTTGGCAAGGTCAAGGGTGGCAGTAGAAATGTAATTGATGCTGTCTTCCCTAAGGATAGAATATCAAGTTACGTAACTCCTTTTGACGAAGCACTCACTCGCCGTCGAGAAAAAACAATAAGAGAGCGTGGGATTCCAGCGGCAATGGCGCGCGCCCAAGAGATCATCTCCGACGGAAAGCTTAAAAATTCAGGGAATGCTGTCACTGAGGACACTCAGGAGCTGATTGTTGCTACAGGTGGCTATGCCAGGGCTAGAGGGCTTTCGGGTAGAAGATTACAACAGACCATCAAAGATCAGGCACCAGAGGGAACACAGGTTATTTGGATTAAAAACACGGACAGCAGTCTTGACGAAAGAACAAAGGGAGATGCAACGGCCGGAAACATAGGATCTGCGATAAACCTCGCCAAGCCCAATATCAGAGGTTACAGTCTTGACGCTACAGAGATGGTTGCACAGGCATTGGCCGCAATTGAAAAGAACCCAGAAATCAAGATTAAATTTATAGGTGAATCTGGTGGTGGTTTTCCCGCGGAAGAGGCTGCTAAAACCCTGCAGATGATGGGGAAAAACAATGTTGAGTACCTTGGAGTTGGTACGCCCGATTTTATTGGTGGACTGAATGCACAGGGACAAAAGATCCTTAGTCAAGATGAGTTTTTGGGAGCTAGAACACAAAAGACCTTTCAGACACTAGGTTTAGCTAAACCTAGCGAAGGCCAAAGCTTGCTAGGTGTCAAGGGGCATTCCTACGAGAATTACGAAGCAGCAACAGTAGCTCAGTTAGAGAATTTTATTAAGGGTAAGCCGGAGGAGTTTAACGAAAGGCAGATAGAGCACCTCAAAAAGGTTGCCGGAACATTTGAGTCGATGGATACCAAGTCGATGAATGATGAAGAGCTTACTAGTCTAGCTAATCAGGCATACGCAACCTTTCAGTTAGTAGAAAGACATGTTCTTGGTGCTGTAGGTAACAAGAAGGCTCAGTTGGAGACGATCGCAAAACGATTTGAATCGGTGTACCTAAAGTCCGCCGCAGAACCAGAAGAGATGGCTGGTGTCCGTTCAGCTATAGAAAATGCTAAGAACGGCTTCCTGGATATCAACGACAATCGCGGCGTAGAAGCAGCGGCACAAGCTAAATCAACTCAGAAAGAATTACAGAAGTACCAAAGAGATTTGGATGCACTGTATCAAAGATCCACTGGAACTATCCAAGTTAAGTATCAAAGATTAAGTGCTGAACTCAAGGGGTTGATAGACCAGTACGGGGATCCTCTTCTGGCCGTTAAAGGATCTAAACCCGATCAAGTTGCCGCGTCAGGCACTGAGGTGGTAATGGAACCAGAAGTAGACGTATTTGCAGAAGCGGCTCGTAAATTAGAAGCGAGAAAGCGGGTTCGCCAATTACGTAAGCCATCAATTTGGGATGAAGCACCGGAATCAGAGTCGTTTTCCTTCCTGGAAGCAGGGAAGAACTCCAAGGTCAATAAAATAGCCGTTCCACAAACAGCAGAAACGAAGTTCGATCTTGCGGTAGATAAATTTGGTCGTGCGGTAGATAAGTTTGCCAACAATCAGGAGAAGATGAATCTTCAGGCAAATCCCTTGGATGATTATGTCGAGGGCGAGTTTGAGTATGCTGAACAGTCTACTGGTGGCAAAGTGCTTTCGGCTACTCGCCAAGCCCTGAGTTTAGCTTCACAACCCATTGGTCAAATCGGAGCTGTCGCAGTCGGAGCCGAAGCAGCCTTGTTTGATGCACTGTCATTCCTTAAGCCACTTAAGGGCGCGCTCCAAATAGGTGGAACTCTGGCCATTGGAGGTGTTTTATCTCAAAACCCAGTTGGACAAGCAGCTATCTCGGCTACCTCTAGCACTATGCAGACGATCGCCAATATACCAATTAGCGAGTTTGCTGGACTTACAAGCGGTGCAATTGAGCAAGTGTTGAGCGGGGCTTTAGCCAATCTACCTGGCGGAGTAGGACTAGCTCAGTCGATCGCAGTGGAGGTTCAAAGAGCATTGCAGTCAGGAGGTGTTCAGGTAGCAGGTGCTATTGGTACAGTCTTATCTCCATATCTCGTTGCGCGTATGGGCATTGGGGCTGCTGGGGCTGGGTTCAAACAACTAATGCCTGGGCTACAGGGCAATGACAACCTTGCAAGCTCTACGCAGCGTGCACTCACAGGAGCTGGACGAGTTGTCAAGCAGTTGATGCCAAGTACCACTATTGAGCCTTTCTGGGATGTAGAGGCGGAAGTGGTAGAAGATCGCGCGTTACCAGGTGGGACACTAAAAGCACTACCCCCAGGAAAGAAGACTGTCAACCCTGAGTGGGCAAAGATTGTAGGAGAGCGTCTCAATACAACCCGATCTAAGGTTGAGGAAGCGATCAAGGCTGGGAATATCGAGTTGGCTCGTCAACTCAGAAGCCAATTAGAAGTCGATGTTAACGCTGCCTATAGAATGGCAGGCTTGGCAAAGAAAGATCCGAATATCTCCAAAGAGGATCTAGGTCAAATCAGTTCAATCTTGGGGAACTTAAAGAAAAAAGTTAACTTCTTGAAAACCTCCGGAGAAGCAATCGATCAGTTGGAGTCCGGGGATGTTGGATCCGTCAAAAACAAGGTTGGCTGGTCTCAACAACTAAAGAAGAGGGTGGTTGAAGGTATCCAGAAGAATATGGGTATTACCAGTAAAGGTGCCGAGGGTGGTTTTATTGATTTTCCCGTGCTCTACAGGGCGTTATTCACTCCGATACCTAATATATTTGCCGGATTAGGCTCCAGCTCCAAGAAGCCCGCACCAACAGATACTTCATTAAATACTCCATCATTTGTTTCATCAACTCCACCTCCCCCACCTCCCCGTCCTAAATTTTTGACTTTGAATGATGGTGAATCTCAACCACCATCCTCTGGTACCAGCAACCCACTATCTAAGCTGGTTGGTGCTGGCAAAATGGCTCTAGGAGTGTTTGCTGGGTTTACAGCGGCTGCTCTAGGTGTACCAGCAATGATAGCCCTAGGTAGTGCCACTATAGAGACAGCCTCAAGCTTTGAGAAGTTGCAAGCTAGGTTAGCCGGAGCTTCTAGTTCAGCTCAAACAGGGAAGGCACTCTTTAATTCACTGAGCGATAAGGCAGACAATCTAGGTATTTCTCGTTCAACAGCTCTGGGTACTGGGGCTGCAATTGCAGGGGTTACTTTTGGTACTGAACTAGAGGGCAAGCCTTCCGAGGCTATGACCCAACAGATCCTGGAACTTACGAAATCCAGGGGTCTTAATAAGGATGAGAGCCAAGGGCTGATCCGCGCACTGTCTCAGGTATTAACCAAGCCAAAAGTTAGCGCAGAGGAGATCAACCAGTTAACAGAGTCAGGAGGCATTTCAGATGCCAGATCTATTGCTGCGCGATCGCTAGGACTGACCCCTCAGCAATTCGCAGCGCAACAGGCGAGTGGTGCTGGTATTGATTCGCAAAAATTTGTTCAGGGCTTCTTACTTCAAGCTAATCAAGATTCGCGAACAGGTGCGGATATAGTCCAAAACTCTATTGGAGCTAAACAGAATAAGCTTGAGGCTACCAAGGAAAGATTCTCGCTGAATGCTGGTAATGCAGTCTCGCCAGTATTCAAGGCTGGTTTAGACGCAATTACTGCGGCCTTGGGGTTACTTAACGTAGCACTTGAACAAGGCTCCACAGTATTGCTGAGTTTTGCACTTCTTGGTATCACTAAGACTGCCATGGCCTTACTCCCACTCGTTGCCAACCTTCGTTTTGTTACGTCCACAATGGCCGCACTTCAGGGTGGGATGGCTGGAGCTGGGGCGGCGGCACTTTCAATGGGAAAAGCCTTGGCAGTCCCAGCCCTTCAGATGGCAGCTTTTTATCTGATTGCTGAGTCCGTCAAGCAGATTGGAAAAACCTGGAGCAACACCAGTCAAGAGATTGAAGATTCTGCAAACAAAATCGGAGCTTCCTTGGCCAAGGTAAACAAGAAGCCAGATCCAGAGAAGCCTAAAACAGCCTCTGATGTGCAAGGAGAAGGTTGGTTTGAAAGTGGTATTCTGGTTGCCCAACGTGGCCTAAAAGACCTTCAGAGGCTGAAAGAGAACGTCTTTGCCGCACCAGCCAGAGCACTTGGGCTTAAAGTGGAATCGGAAGCAGATGGCTTCCTAGATTCTAAGCAAAAAGAGGATCAGGATCGCAAGCTGTCCGTAGCCAAATTAATAGAGAAGTCCTCTAAAGCAACTGAAGTAACGCTTCAAACAAGTCAGCAGGGTAATAAACTGACCGAAATAGATCGTCAGCTAGCCGCTATCGATACAGAATTTTCGGGGCTTTTTGCAAGCGGCAAGCCAGACGCTGTTAAGCTTTCTGACATTAACAAAAAGAAAAACGCTTTAGTAACAGAGCGATCAACGCTTATTGGGGAGAGTATTGTTCCTCAACAGACGATCGCTCAGGATAACGTTAACGAATCAAAAGCCGCACTGGCTAAACTAGAGTCCGATTTTGCGAAAGGTCAAGTACCATTAGATACCTACACTACGCAGAGAACTTTGTTGGTTTCTGCGGTTGCAGATGCTGAAAAAGCACAGATAAAGCTGAATGAAGCCGTTAAGTCAGGATTGAGCAACCTCACTCCGTGGCTGCTTTCTCTAGATAAAATCGCTGCCAGATTTGAGGACATTGGATCCGCAGCCAATAAATCTAGAGACGCGCTTCAAGATGCTCGTGGCAGAAGTGAAATAAGTGGTGCTATCACAAAAGGAGGTTCTGAACGTCAAGCCACTCAAGACAACGAGAAAGTCACACTCAATGAGATCAAGCAGCGTAGAGCAACTATAGCCGAGTTAAAGGCAACTCTCAACTCCTTAAATCCAAACAACGTAGCGAATGTTCAAAAAGCTTATTCTGTCAACGACAACACATCAGTAGCTCAACTTAAATTAGCTGCTAATGGTGCGGCTAATCAGAGTGACAAGGTAACATTAGAGAAGCTTGCTCTCGCCAAAGAGGAAAGCTCGAAAGTTGAGTCACTAGATTCAGGACTGAAAAATGCCCGCCTAGAGGTTTTTCGCCGAATTCGCTCTGAAAACAGAGAGGCGGCATTGTATTACACTTCACTAGCTCAACAAATAGATCCAGCGGGTACTGCATTCCAGAAAGTTATCTCTCAAATGAGTAGAGAGAAGAACAAGTTTCTCTCTAAATTAAACAACTACGGAACAGGAGGTTTTGATGTCTACACTGACGCAGTGATCGCATTACTCGACGTTAGTAAAGAAAGGATGGCCGCTCAGGCAAAGGCAGCCCAAGAGAAGAAAGCAGCGATCGAAGGTGCTTTCAACAGAAAAAATGAGGATCTGGGAAGAAGGTACGACGATTATGACACCAGTGTCGGATCGCCACGGAGACCTGCGCCAAAGAAACAGATCAGTGTCTTACCCCCTCAAGAGGCTGTCTATAGTCCAGTAGCCCCCAAGGCTGCAACCCCCAAAGCAACAGTCCCCAAAGCAACAGCATCTATTATTGGTACTGTTGAAACAGCTAAAGCAAAAACAGCTAAAGCAAAGGCAGTTAAACCAAAACCCCAAAAGGCTGCTCCTAAGGTGAAAACTGCTGTCAGCGCGGCAGTAAACTCACTATCGCCCGTACAGAAGAAAAGGTATCTAACAACATCTTTCTCTGTTGATGGTAAAACTGACCTGGGCTTCGACATGAGAGATCCTAGCGAAGCGGCACTGGCCAGAAAGATCGCGGCGGGAACAGTAAACAAGCCAGTATCCGCAGTTGCAGTTCCTAAATCAAAAAAAATACCAGCTACCACTCCATTAATTAAAGTACCAAAGCCAAAAGCAGTTAAGAAGGCTACTCCAAAGGCCACTAAACCCGCTCCAAAGGTCGCTAAACCCGCTCCAAAGGTCAAGTCTGATCCTTTTATGGTTGATATTGAAAGTAGTTCTTTTAGTCCTGTAAGTATCTTTGACAAACCCAAAGCAAAAGCCAAGGCAAAGCCAGTAGTTAAAGTCAGTAAGGTCGGCAAGGGAACAAAACCCAGCAAACAACCCAAGGCGATCATGCCAGCCAAGCCAAAGCCTCTCAAGGGTACCGGGGTTGGAGGAAAGATGACTACGACTGATTGGAGAGATGCATCAGATGCCTTGTCCAATCAAATCGCAGGCAATCAAGTTGCTAAAGCTGGACTGGATTTTGGGGATACCAACTCCGATCTTGCTCTGAGAGAGCAAAAAGCGGCTAAAGAGTTAGCTAGAAAAGAAAAACTTGCTCAACAAGCAGCCAGAAAACAACTGAGAGATCAACAGATCGCAGACATGGAATTAGTCCCATCCAGTAATATACAGGAGACTCAGCGCAGAGAATCGGTGAAACAGAAGAACTCTTTCATTGATACCCGTGAAGATCAGGCAGGCAAGATCGCAGATATGGTGGATCAGATCCAGAATGCTGAGGCAGCTATCGAGTTACTGGCTGCAAAAAGCAATAGAAGCTCCGCTGAAGAGTCTGTACTGTTACGCGCTCAGAAAGGCTTGCCACAGGCGCGTAAGACCTTACAGCTTCTGCAGGCTCAAGCGGCTCGTCGTCCAGAGATTGAGGCGCAGGCAGAAAAGAAACTAGCAGAAGATCAGGCGTACCAAATAGAGCAGATGAAAGAAAGGGAGTTGATTGACAGGAAGAAGGCAGAAACCGCTGTTATTCGTGCAGATCAGACAAACGTTCGGCAACGCCTTGCTGTCTCTCCATATAGCGAGGGATTAAAAGCTACCTCTCGCGATCTAGATCAAAAGGAAGCTAAGAATGAAGCCGAAGTCGGAAGAATTCAGGGATTGAGGGAAATTGAAGACAGAAAAAGACAAGATGCAAGTTACTCTCCGGGAGCTCAAGCAGCCGATCGTAAGAGGGTTGAGCGAATCTATTTGGACACGCTGAAAAACGCTGGACAAAAGAGATCTCAAGATTCCGTTCGCGCCAAACAAGAACAAGAGTCAGAACTCGCAACCAATCTGATTGCCCAAAAGCGAGGGACTGAGGAGGGCGTTGGAATACAAATACGTGCATCTGAATCAACTGACAAGACTGATGCCCCTTTTGCTAATACCCGAACCATCGAGATGAAGGCGGCTCAATCCCTTCGATCAGTCGATCTAAGACAGGCTGAAAAAGACAGGCAGTACAAGGAGGCAAGGATTAAATATGCCGACAACGCTGCTTTACTTGCCAGTGTTGAGCAACAACAGTTGGACTCAACAAAACAACTTAGTGCCGAGAAGGACGTTATTAAGAACGAACTTAACGCCGCGTTAGCCGATGCCGCCAAACAAAAGGCTGCTTACGACTTCAACAAAACTCAGGTTGCTCAATCCCAGTCCAAGGCATTCAATGTTGCTGCAATTACAAGAGTAAGACAGAGAGGGGGTGATACAAAAGACCTTGAGTATGCTGAAGCTGTTACAGATCGCAAGGCACAGACCAGCAAGGAAGTGTTTGATCTGCAGCAACAGAAAGCCACTATAACTGGGATGACTGCCGAGGCCGATAAAGCTAGGGCTGAAATAGATGCTCTGATTGAGGGTTTCTATAAGCTTGAAAAAGTTGATCTCTCAAATATCGCTGAACAGTTTGATCGCATTAATGAGGTAATTGGAGATACTCAAAAAGCTACTACAAGTGTGTTGACTGATTTCGTGAAAACTGGCAATTTTGACTGGAAGAAGATCCTGGTCACTGGCTTGGACTCAGGTATCAACCAGATCATGAACAAGATTGTTCCCGATCTTTTCTCTGGATTGTACCGAAAAGGCAGCGCACCAACTGATCAGCCTATTGAGGAACAGACACCAGTTCTTGAACCTCGTCCCAAACTTTCTCTGGAAAACACCGCGATCGCGAAGGCCGAGCTTTTACGGAAAGACAGAGTCTTCAATACTCAACTTCCACAGCCAGAGTTACCTAAAAAGGTTAACCCTGACATCATTCAGTCGATACAAGCAGAGTCGCCCAAAAGAGTCAACCCTGACATTGATCTAGTTTCAAGCTTCGTCTCACCTCCTCTCTCTGGTGCGCAAAAGAATGGCGAGTTACCCACCATCTTCACTCCTTCGTCTAATAACCCAGTACCAGTT